TATTGTCTTCCCCAATTCCAGCTTCCTTCAAATCCATAAGCATTTTGAAAATCAATAACCTCATCTATACTATTACCTTGTTGGCCATCAATTAAAGTATCATTTGCTTTTTTCCATCTTTCCTCTGTAATAGAAGTTCCTTCTATATTTTCTCCAAAATTGTCTTGTGTTGGTACGCCTGCTTGATCCTGTACAGGTGTTCCAAAAGGAGCTATAGTTAAGTTGTTTGCAGGATATATAATTCTTTTTACACCTAGCTGATCTATCCAAGATACCCTTACGTAGTTAACATAGTCTTGAGGCAATATAACGCTTAAGCTTGCTGGTATATTTAGCTCCTGAGAATGGATACTTTTTAAGGTATCGTAGCTAAATTCTTGCAAACTTCTTTTTGCAAAAAACAATACATCTGATTTTTTAGCAGTTTGTATTAATTTACCATCACCCACATAGCCAACCATAAAGTTGTCTATAGCATCTGTTAACTTTATATATTCATAGCTTCCGTAATTATCCTCTACGGTATCTCCATAAGCCTTTTCAGCTTCTGTTTGACCATACTTGCCTCCTGTTAAAACTTTTAATTGCACAACAACAAAGGTTCCTGTAGCTAAAGTAGCTGTAATATCTATAACATTATTTACAACAGTGTAAGCTAATAAATACTCTGTATAAGTCCCAGGCAAACCATTTGCGCTGGTATATACTTTAAAGTTATTTAGAGCATAATCTGCATTAGCGGGGTTCCAATTACCGAATACTAAATCTGTATCAAATGTAGTTGGGTATACTTGAGAGTTGCTTCCTGTAGATAAAAAGCCTTGAGCTCCTTGGTAGTATTGTTGATTAGTTTCAGTTATTAAACCCATTTGTTATTATGATTTTTCGTTAATTGACGCTTGTTGTGCTTCTTGAGAAGCTACCTGTATTATAGTAGGATCGTTTATTATAACTCCTGCGTATTTTAATATGCCAATTATTAAGTTATTTTTTTCAGATATATCTAATTCAAAGTCTACAGACGGACCAGAAGCGCTAGCATCATACAGGTATTGTCCTTGTGTACCAATATTGAATCCCCAATTAGGAACAGTTGGTGCGAAAAGACAATTTATATTTAATGTCATATTTGTAACAAAAGGAGTTACTTTGACAAGAAGTTGTTGCACTATAGATGGAGCAACCAATGTAGTTGTTTGAGTTGTTACCGCCAATGGATATTGAACGGTTGGAATAGTTAATTTAGATCTTGTAATTTTATTAAAATCTGATTGACTAACTAATTCAGTTACAGAATTGTAAGTAGGATTTCCGGGATATGTTGATACTATATTTCCTATTTTATATATAACACCAGCCCCTGAATATATAAAACCAAGGTTTGTTGTGTTATAAGTAAAAGCAGCATTTCTTTCAAACGGAAAAAGTTTATAAGCGGTGTCTTTAAACATGTTAAAAAACTCCGTATCGTTTTGAGTATTTTTTTGATTTTGACGGTTTAATTGATTGCCGTCTGGAAAATAAGATTCGAATATCTCTGTTTGCACTTGTGCTGCTAAACTATTAAATTCAGCCGGAGGTATATAACCTCTTTGTTCTTTGTTTAGAATGTACAAGACTGTTTGATATACTGTGTTTATACTTACTGCCATTTGTTTATTTTTATATACTAAAAAGGCGGCCGAAACCGCCTATATATAGTATCACTTGTTTTTATAGTTTTTTATCTATAGATTTATAGATTTCAACGCCTTCATCTGTTTTTAAGAAAGCCGCGAACGCTGAGTAAGGGTTTTCGTCAAAAGGAACGTTCATTAGTTTTCTGCCAGTTGACACCCAAGTAAATGTTCTTTGATCTTGTGATAAGCTTATAATGCCATTTTCTTGTGCTCTAATAGCAAAGTTTCTAAGCTGTACATTTTCATCATTAGCTAAGTTAATAAACAAAGCTGGATTATTTCTAGCAAATAATAATAGATCTCTTCTTAACTCTTTTGAACTCATTGCGTTTACTTTAGAACCTAATTCAACTCTAAGTATTGCTTCTGCTTGATCTACATCCATAGATCTAGCTGCGTTTAATGCGTCAATTTGTAGATCTAAAATATCTAATTGATCCACTGCTTCTTTAATTGCGCTAAACTCTTCGTATATTCTTCCTTTTAATGGGTGATATAACGATAATAGCTTTTGCAAATTTTGTTTTTCTTTTGGGACTATCAAATCACCGTCTTTAAATATAATGTGGCCTAATGTTGCTTCGCCTTTTTGCTCATCTATAAGTGGGGAGTCCTGATTTGTAGCATATCTAATCTCTCTTTGTCTGCCCGTTGATTCATCAAAATATAGTAAAGAATGTTTTTTTGTATGTCTGCTTGGTATTGTTAATGTTAGGGGATTTTTATTACTTCTTAAGTAATAAACCCTATCTTTTATTTCCCAACTTGGTTTAGTTGTTTTTGGAGCGGATTTTACCGCTGCTTCTTGAGGTGCAACCTCAACTTGCTTTGCTTTAGCTTGTTTAGCCATAATATAATAAAATTAAATAGTTATAAGAGTAATAATTACCCCCGTTAGTTCAACGAGGGTAAGAATTACATTAATGTTGAATCAATTAGATTCCTTTAAATAATACAAAGTTGTTAGCAGCTTGTGTTACTAAACATCTTTCAGACAGGAAGTTTACTTCCATAGCATCTAAAGTAGATGTAAATGCACCACCGGCAGAACCAGTTAACCAAGACTTCATTCTTCTGTCATCAGCTTGTGAAGCTCTATAACGTACGTGTAAGAAAGGTCTACGGATATTAGTTCCTAAAACTTGATCATATACTGTAGAAGTTCCAGCTGGCACTAATACACCTTCAATTGAACTTATTCCGTCAATACCTCCACGAGTAGAAGCGTCGTTTAAGTATTTCCAGTCAGTTTTGTAAAAGTCGTAAGAACCTCTTCTAAATCCTGAGAATCCAAGGTTTAAAGCCATTTCTTCTGAATTTTCAAATAATCCAAAAGCAGTGCCTCCAGCAAATCCGCCAGATATACTAGCTAGCATATCATCAAAATCTAAAGCAGTTTGTCTTTGCAAGAATAACATATTTTCTTCGATAGCTCCTTGAGTGTCTAAGTTTTTCAATATGTCATCAAAAGCATCCAATCCTGCAGCAGCAGTGAATCCTACATTTACATTTCCACGATCTTCAATAGCGGCAAATAAACCTTCAGTTCCAGCTAATTTAGCAGTTGTAACAGCTGCAATGCCATCATTTTTTTCACCTTCAACCATTGACATTTCTAAATAATCTTCAAAACGTAATCTTGTTTCAGATTCAGCTTTTAAATACCATAAGTATCCAGATGTTCCGTCTTCAGTCGCAACTTCAACCCATCCAATTTGCGCCATATCAGAACCATTAACGCTGTATTGGCTTCTAATAATAATTGGGGTATTTGCATACTGCGTAAATTGCGGCTCTACAGATACTCTAGCATTAGCGCCTGTCATATCTACTCCTTTTTGGTAAGCAGAACCATATACAAATATTTTTAAAGTAGCAGAACCAATTGTGACACCGTTGTCTGCATTCTCTAAAGCCTTATTGTTAAAAGGTTGTACGGTGATAGCTTTAGCTCCAGCACCAGGAGCAGAAGCAGAAACAAGACATTTAGCCTCGCCACCAGTTGCAGGGTCTAAAACAACTATAGTATCATTTACAGAAATAACATTATCTACTCCCGCAGGTATAGTAATAACGTTACCATTAGCAGGAGCCGCACCAACGCCACCTCCAGTAGCAGAACAGTCATCATAAGCAATGTGTAATCTATTTTGTTCTGACCAAATTACTTGATCACTTGACATTGGCATTTCAGCGCCAACCATTCTTAAGAAGCCAGATAACGTACGATTTCCGTAACGCTCTACTTCTTGTTCGTATACTTCTGGTAGGTATTGCTGTGCAAAAGTATCGCTGTTTCCAGCACCACCATCGTCGAATTTTAGGTAGTTAGTATCCAATAGCTGTTGAGTTTGGCTAGGGATAATACTACCAAATTGAGGAGTTAAACTCATAATTTTTAGTTTTTTTAGTTAAATTTTTTTGTTTTAATTTTCAGTTTTGTAGAGTCAGCACCTGAAATTGCTTTAACTTTAAATCCATTTAAAAACACTTCACCTTGAGTTGACCTAGCTTTGGCACTACTTAAGTTTTTTGAACTGTTTACGACTTCTTTCACAGCGTCTGCTTTTCCTTGCTCATAGAAATGAGCGGCAATCTTATCTACATTGTCAGCGGCATACATAGCTTTGTGATAACCTTTTGTATCTGTAACATTACCTTCAGCGTCTAGGAACTTCCCGACAAGGTTTTTAATGTTAGATTGGCTTTCTGCAACTTTATCACGATTTTGAATGTTGTACTTATAATTCTTTTCGCCAACTTTAATATCGAAACCTTCGAAACTGTCGTTAAAAAGCTGTTTAGTACTTTCTTTAAATTGCGTGTGCTGTTGCTCAGCTTGTTCTTGCTGCTTATTATATCGGTTAAAAAAGTCCATAGCTTTTTGTTGGTCTTGAGTAACGCCCGGTCTCAACTTGATCTCGTCGTAATATTTACTCTTAGTTTCCTCTAAATAGCCTTTGGCTTTTGCAACTTCTTCTTTAAACGCAATTTTCTTTTTGCGCATATCTTTTTCCTCATCTACGTCTTCGTCATAAACAAAGTCTTCTAAAATGAGATCTATATCTTCGCCTTCTAAATAAGGCTTTTCTTTTTTGTAATATTCTTTTAACAGAGTAACATCGTCTACTTTTGAGTAGTCAGCGTTAAGTCTTGTATAGTCCTCTATTGTCCCGCCTGTTTCTTCCATAAAGGAAACTAGCTTTTCAATATTTTCTGGCAACTGTTTGCCTAATATTTTTTCGTCTCTTAGTGCTTCCTTAACTTCGGCTTCAACCTTAGCTACTTCGACTTCTTTGATTGGAGAAAACCTCTCAGCATCCTCGTTGGGCTCTTGTATAGGTTCTCCCACCTTTGCGCTATCTCCGGATGGTTCTTCCACAGATATCTTCTCTGTTTCTCCGATTTGAATGGCATCTTCTTTTTGTTTAGGTATTACTACTTTCTTGACGTCTGGCTCTAACTCAATTAAGGGTTCTTTCATGTTTACCTTAACTGGTTCTTCGCTTACGTTTGTTAGTTTTTTAGGAGTCTTCTTTTTTAATTTAAACTCACCTTCCTGTTTAACAGGCTCATTTGTTTTTACTTTTGACATAATATAATATAATTAAATAGTTGTTACTTTCTACATGAAAGCTTGCATGCCTTGTTCAGGCTGATTTTCAAAGTCTATAGGTAAGCCATCATTTTTTCTTTGGCTTATCAATTCACTTTGTTGTGTAGCTTCCATTTTGCTACGTTTATCTTTGCGATCTTCAATTGCTCCTTCTTTTTGCTGGATCGTTTGAACATCTAGTTGTTTAAGTTGCATATCGTATTGGAATTTTGTTTGCATTTTTTGTGCTTCTAATTGTGCTGCAATTTCCATACGCTGTATTTCCATTTGATTTTTTGATTGTTCAAATTGAACATTAGCACCCATTATAGCCTCTTGCTTTTGTACTTCAGCCATAGCTGTTTTTTCTGCAGTATCTGCCTGTGCTTGTCCTTGAGCTGCAATATTAGCTTGCTGATTAGCTTGATCTTGTTTAGCTTTTGCTTTGCGCTTTATTTTAAGCATTTGATTTGCTAGCTTAAGATTTTTTATTTGTCTTAAATCTATAGCATCTTCTAAATTTAAACTACCTTGTTGTAATGAAACTTGAATGTTTGCTTCAAGCTGCGCTAACTCTTCGTCATCTGGCTCTAACTCTAAAAATATACCAAAATCGTGCAAGTTTAAATTAATAACTTCGTCTAAAGTTTTTATATTAAACGTTGATATAGAGTTTTGTAATGCACTTCTTGTAAGCGGAAATTCTAAAGCATCTGCTATTTTAAGAGCAATGTTTTCAGCCAGTTTAAGTGTTATATAAAGACTAGACTGGTTAATATGTCTAGTGGCAACATTAGACGCATTAGCGGCCATCTTTTGCAGCCCTACAAGCGAGTTCTTGTCCATTGCTGTACCGTCTCTTGCTTCATTTAACCCTGTTACATCGCGTATCATTTGTAAATAATATTGATACGTTTGTATAAGCGCTCCTATTTTAGCTTGACCGCTTGAGCTATTAAGTTCTTGAATTGGTACTTTACCGGCATTCATATCACCGTCTTGTGTAAGTGATCTACCTACAATAGAACCTGTTTGGAAATACATATTAAGTGCTTCTGCAGGATTGTAGTTTGTGCCATTACCTAAATCAACTTCTGCAAGTCCGTCCATATCTAAGTATACACCGTCTGGTACCATACGAGATAAAACTTGCTGCAGCTTTAAATGAGTTAATTGAATCATATCAGCAAAACCAATACATTTGCTTACAATAGATTCAATTCTTCCTTTGTACATTCTAGG